CTCAAATTATCAAAGAGTTGCATAACGTCGTGATAGTCAAGGCCATATCTTGTATAATAAACTTTTTCAAAAGTCTGATGATCCACGACGTCAGTGTCGAATTCAGAAGCGTATTCATTACGAATGATCTTTCTAGTAGAAGCCATGCCTTCAATAGCTAAAAACCATTTTGCAAAACCAGGAACTTTTTCCAACTTACCTTTGCCTCTCATTTGCATATACATGTAGTCCACACTAATCTGTTGTTTAGATTTGGCCCAAGCTAAAGGAACTATTACTCTAGGTTCTGTAAGAGCCTTTCCGATTTTGGCCAATGAACTGAGTAGTGGTACAACTACAATTCCCTCATCTTGTAAAGCAAATATATTCTTTAAGAATTCGAAACCCGTAGACAATCTTTGCAAATGAGCTTTAGGTAAGAAACCACTCATATATTCAAGATGTTTTGCTACTTCATGTCTCCAATCCACTTTGTACTTAAAACAGTGAATTAAGGCTAAATAAATCGCTATAGTTGTGACTGTAGTATTGCTAACGCTAGTTTCTGGGCACCCTGTTTTTAGACCAACAATGGGCACATTTCTGTATTTTTGTCCGGTTTTTGGGTGAATCATGCTTACTGGTGAATTGGCTGAAGTTTCGAGAAGCTTTATAACATCTTCATTGAAAACAGATTTCATCATAATTCTGAAAGCTCTATGATGGCTAGGATGCTGAGTTGAATCATAACGTGAAAAATCGCAACACAAGATTTCGTCCCCGTGCATCAAAGCGGTGTCATCGCCTAAAACCGCCAGAAAGAAATGAGGCTTTTTATTATTCAAACTTCGAATAAAATTTTGATACATGATTGTCGCCATATCTTTAGTAGTCATGGAAGTTGCGTACAACACGGAAAGAGTGAAATCATCGTGCTCTTGAGACACCACGTTAAATCCATTAAAGAACACTTTCAACGCATTAGAATACTCAGCGATGGCTGGAGCCACATTGACAAGGTAACTATTGTCAAACGCACAAATAGTTCTCATCGATTTCTTAAACACAATTTCGTCTAATTTCAAATTTAATTGAGCTCCAAATTGGATGTCTCCAGTTTGACGAAAATTATCGTAAGCTT